TACTAGTTCACCCACCATAGACTTAGGTTGGAAGAACCATATAGGCTGTCTACCACCTGTAGTTGTACTAAGAGACTCATCGAACTGCCACATACGACCTGGCCTGATACCCTCTGGAGTCTCTCCCTCAGCTAGCCTTGAAATATCAATACCAGTCTGTGGGCTAGCAGCAAATGCCATGTTGTTAACGAGGTTACGAGCAGCCGCATTAACCATATCCTGTATATCATAGATAGTCTCTGGCAGACCCACACCCCAGAAGGAACCATTACGTTCTCTAAAGGATGCTTTATAGTAAGGCCGTCTGCCTAACTTATCTCCATTTAGTTCTGCTTTGATAATATGTCTACCTACAACCCAGACTTCTGACTCATAACTATCTAAATCTTTAAGTCCAGCTACCTCATACTCTTTAAGCTTCTTACCTTGGATCTGCCCCCAGAACTGAAGGGCCTCTATCTTAGCATCTATGGAAGGAGTCTGAAACAATCTGTCCTTCTCTTGCTCAAAGGTAGTACCATAGGCTGTCTCTACAGAGTCAAGCCAATTGGACAACCTACCTTCATTATGTTCCTCAAGTACCTTATCAATGTTAGCATCTATGTAACCCGGAACCCCTTTCATGTTCTGTAAGGATGCTCTAGTCAACCTGTGCTTCTGGATTAGATACCCATCATTAATATTAGTAGATACTGGGGAAGGATATAGATCAAATGGAGAGACTCTCTCAAACTTAACAGTAAACTTATCTTCAACTATAGGTCTAAAGTTATTGTCTTCAGTATCGTCATCCCATACTAAGGTGCGTTCTTTCTTAATGACAGGTCCTTTAAGGATACCTATATGAAGATCCACTACATCCTCTATCACATCCTTAAGAGCAGCCTGAAAGCCTCCTTCAATCATTAAGTCTTTAAGCTTAGTCTCTACTCTATGCTCTTCTTCTCTAGCTATATTGTAAGTCTTATCTTGAATCTCGTACTTGAGATCCCTAGCTCTGGCTGCCATGTTCTCTGGATCTACTATGCCAGCCTGTATATCTAATTCAAACTCAGCAGTTACTTGCTTCTCTATCTCTATATCAATAGCTTCTGGAAGATCAGGCATTGGCGTAGGCTCTACCCCGAAAGGATCTTCGAGTACTATCTCGTTAATCCAAGCCTTAGCAGCCGTACACTTCTCATCAGTTAGCCTCATGAATATCTTAGAGCCACCGTACTTCCTAAGCTCTGCAATCTTACTATCAGGGTACTCTCCATTCCTCTGCTTCAGGAAGGCCCTCATTTCGTCTTCTATCGTGTCTTTAGAAGTCCGTGCCTCATCCCATGCAGAGATGACGTATCCTACTAAGGAGTCCAAAGAGATGGCTTTAGTGATGTTAGTTGCACCTTCTAGACGATTCTTCTCTTCGTCACGTTCTATATCATCATTACTCTTAACTTGAATGAGAGCCATATTTTAAGTCCATCCTTCTGGGTTACTTACTTTAAAGTCCCGCATCTTAACTCTATTCAGATGAGGATGTCTACCTTTATATAAGGTTAGGTTCAGGGCATCAGCCATATTAGGACTACCATCAATGAGCTTCTTGATCTCATCCTTGGAAGCTACCTTAAGTTTACCTGTCTGTGGATTGAAGTCGTAGGTTACAGAAGTAAGCTCTGTTATTAACTCATCTATCCACTTTAAGTCTGATGGTATGCAACAATCAGCTCGCTCGAAGAACTCTCTACAGCTCCACCAGAGTTCGTCTCGTAGTCGTTGGAACTTCTCTGAATAGGCAGAGGTCTCTGCTACGTTTACACTAGTAGTAGGGACACCGAACGACTCTCTCAGGACATCAGCTACCCCAGCACCCATACCAATAGCATCAACATGAATACGGTCAAACAGTTTCTCATGCTTGTAAAGGTGGGTGACCTTACCTATGGTCTGTGCTAAGTCTTTGTTGTACCATCTATCCATGTAGATGATCTTGTTACCTTGTCTTATAACGATCGCCGTCGCATCGTCGCCCTTACGGGCAACGTCCAAACCTGCTATCCTAGTAGATGTTGGATACTCTACATCTCTATCTATAGCGTTTTCAACAAGGTGCAAGGGGACCAAGATGTCATCAGAGGAGTCAGGAAATTCCCCAAGGACTCGCACCTTATATCTGGAGGAGTCTTTCCCGTACTTCTCTGCCATCTGTGTAGGATATTTCTCACCAACCAACGGAGAATCTAGACAACTAAAGTGTAGACAAGTCCAGTGCTTCCTATCTTTAGTTTGGGACCTATAGAAGTAACCCTCAGTCCTAGTAGGATTGGAGGTCATTATTACTCTAGCATTATCTTCTGACAGCGTTCCTTCTGAAACTTCAAAGATGGACTCTGCTACACCTGACGATTCATCTATAATGAACAGTAGGTTGGGAGCATGAAATCCCTGTAGAGCCTCTGGCTTTTCAGGTCTAGCTGTACGAGCAACTGCATATCTCTCAGCTTTAGAGCCTTTAATCCATATCTTATCAGAAGAGTATTCAATCTGGTCTTTAAACCAGGGGTGCATATTATCAATCCATGTTACTATCTCAGGCCAGAGGACATCCATTAACTGATGACTTGATGGAGCAGTACATGGGATACGTGTCTTTCCTTGGAAGCAAACTAAGAACCAGATAACCAGCCAAGCTAATCCACATGATTTACCACAACCATGCCCAGACTTAATAGAAACCTTGGCACCTGGTTTAGCAATTGCCCAAAGCATTGCTTGCTGTTGTTTGGTAGGGTCAGCTCCTATTACTTCTCTGACGAATTGGACAGGATTATTCCTGTACTCTATGAACCTTTCTCTGAGTTGTTCTTCGTCAGTCAAGTTTATAATCCTTTCTAAGCTGTAACCACTTCTTATATATCCACTCGTTCCAAATATCTTTAGTTAGATGGTGAAATTGAGGGGGCTTATCTTCTTGTCGTTCAGTCAAGTTTATGTCCTTTTGTTGCTGCTTTTATTCTAGCGCAACCTTCTCTAATTCCTTGCTTTCTATTCTCGTTGCCAACTGGGTCATGGAAACAGTAATGATATAAATCAATATCTAACCTATTGTAACCAGCAGCCATCTTCTCTAGACAGACAGGACAATCTTTCCAATCAGTCAATAGCTTCTCCGATATTTAAAGGACCTTGTTCTTCCCAGTACTGTTCCTGATTAATAGGTGTGTCTATTGTCTTTTGCATTGCAAGAATAATCTTCAGGTTACACTCTTCATTATTAGGACAGGTGTTACAAACCCCAGAGATATGGTGAACCAACGAACAACAGTTGTTACTCATTAGAAACCCTCTAGTCAATTGGTTAAGTTGTTACGTTAAGGACAACGAAGATAAGAAACAAGGGAGAGCCGGACACTCTCCCCTATTCTAATTATCAGTCGCCAGCAGCAGCAGTACCATCAATCATATCTACCCAGTTACTACCATCGTACACTACAAGAGTAGCAGCACCTGTAGTAGTATCTGCATCAGAGATAAGTGCTACCATACCTTCTGAAGCAGTACTAGGGAGAGTAGCAAACGTATAGACGTTTAGTACCAATGTGTCACAAGCCCATTCAGTTCTATAACCAGCCATAATCTAAGTCTCCTTTAATCAATATCTAATTACTCAGAGGCCCAAATGCCAGTGGAGTTAAGTACGTACCAACCATCTACCCCATCGCAGACTATAGTAACAGAGTCTCCGGTGATGGTGGTAGCCTTAGTGTTGATAAGATCTTTATCTACAATCACACCAATATCAACTACAGTAGCTGCAAGAGTAATAGTACCTGCGATGTAGTCGGCAGCAGCTGGGGAGACAGTGATAATGTTATTAGCATCTGCCCCAATATTAGTAAACGTGTAACAGACACCAAGCGTAGCGCTAGAAGCAGCAGGCAAGGTGAAGGTCTTAGCATCAGTTCCAATCATAAAGTTAGTACCAGAATCAGCTACAGTACAAGTGTAATCATCAGTTTTAATCGAAACCTTAGCTCGATAGTTCAGAGAGGTGTTGACTAAAAGCACACCAAACTCAATATAATCCCTATAATTCATTCTTTAATCCTCCATTGTCCCCTAATCTCTCAGGTTTGTCAGGGCTAGATTGCCCATTGTCCGGTAGGTCTTCTTTACCAGTAGAGAACGACTCAATAGTTTCAGCTTGAGACTCCTTGTCGTTTCCTACAGCCTTTGTAATAGGTGTAAGATCAGCTAGTACCTGAGCTATACCTATCTGTTGTTTAACATCAAGTGTATCTTTAAATGCCCCAAGCAATCGGAGAATCAGTTCGAGGGCTTTATTCGAGTCAGAAACCCTATCAGCCCTGAGATGATTCTTCCATAGCTCCGCTTTAAGATCGTCCACATCAAGCTTGGTAGCTTTGTTATCTTTGTCTTGGAACTCTTGTATAGCTTGCTGTACGTTTCTTTCTCTAAGCCAATTATTAGCAGTCCCAAGAGCCGCTTCAGGAGACTTACAACCAGCCTTAAGCCCTGCTTGAGTTTTGTTCCAACCATTCTTGTGTAACTCCCTAATGAATACTTGTTTCTTTTCAGGAAGGGCTTCAAAGGCCCCAACTAAAGATTGATCTACAAGAGTAAGATGAGGGGTTAGTCCTTTGAGACCAGCCCCTGCTCTCTTCTTTGCAGCTTGTTTAGGTAGCTTAGTTGTTGGACTCATCTAAGAGCCTTCTTCATATCTTCTTCTAGTTGCTTGTTCCTCTTAGATTGAGGATCAGTTCCTCGATCATCACCTTCCATCTGTCTCTTAACTGGTTGATCAACACGTGCTAAGCCATCTGACTTCTTCTTCTTGGTCATAGTACGAGGATGGGCTTTAAGGTTCCCCTTAGAATCAATCTTCTTAACGTATTTAGAGTACATATCTGTGAATAGTTTAGGTATAGTAGACATATCTATTTCTTTCCTCTGATAGTAAGACCCAACTTCCGCTTCCCCTTAGTCTTAGGCACAGGTTTAACTTTAACCTTAGGTTTAGGGGCAACCTTCTTCTTGATCGTTTGCTTAAGCTTCTTACTATAGTCTTGTAGTTTCTGTTTCTTAGTCTTAGCAGGCATATAGTCCTCTTCAGATGAGTAAACATAGTTAACCATTAAGTTATTAGTAAACTTAACGATAAGAGTTTCAGGAACATATATTAGTTAAAGAAGATAATTATTAGAGTAAACTTATTAGATAAAGTTTAATTAGATTAATTAATCAAGACTAATTAAAAACAACCTATACTAATATTATACACTATTAATTTAATTTTGTCAAGTCTTTTCTTTGATTTTAGTTAAATAAATTAGTTGAGGTGGATCTACAGCCTGTTTTTATAAAAATAACCCCTTGGGGAGAAATTAAATATCCAAAGGGTAGCCCCTATATTTTATTGATAGTAGTTTATTAAGAGGTGTTCTCAGTAAAGTACTAATCATTGCTTAAGAGTAGTTCTGTCACAGGACTTAAATACATAATAGAACCCCCCAAGAACACCAGCAGGGGGTGTAGGGGGTCTACCTTGAGTGGTTGTAGTAATAGTTCTTAATAGTTACTGGTGTCGTCCTCTGGACTCCCAACCAGTACAGACCACCTCTATAGCCCTTCTGTACTCTACAATACAAGCCTGTTGCTTTTTATTTATATTCTGTTAAACTAATAACCAAGCGGAGTTGATTGGCAACTCCTGTGTCTTTTTTATTATATTCAATTGGAGGTGTTTGGAGATGTTAACTACTACTGAAACTCTCACGGTAAAACAACAATGCTTAAACGGTGCTATTAACAAGTGCCGCAACACTGCTTGTAACAATTACAATGGTACTCAGTTATCTTATTGTAACTGGTTGAATTGCTTTGAAGTCAAACGCTGTAACAACTATAAAGGAGGTGATTGAGTATGTGGTTCCTATATCTTATGGGAGTGTTTCTATTAATCATGTTAGTCTTCCTAATCTATGTAGGTTTGCAAGTAGTAACAGGTGGACGATTACACGATTAAGCTGTTAGCAAATGTAGTAACCTTACTATCAAGGAAGGACGGAGTCGTTCCGTCTCCTTAAGATGGTGAGGCAATGTATTAAACAAGAGGTATCAAACAATGGCTACAAATAAGAAAGCAACTAAGAAGACCATCATTACTTCAACCATTACCGCAAAGAACTTGCAAGCTATCCAGAGCGGCCTTGAAGGGTCATACAAGGAGGCTCGTGAGGTGTATCATGCGGCTATCATCAAGACGATTAAGGGCAAGCCT